ACTAGTTTATGTCAATGCTCTTACTGTAGAATATCTAGTGGTTGCAGGTGGCGGAGGCGGAGGCCAACACAATTCAGGTGGTGGCGGTGCTGGTGGCTTATTAGCAGGCACTACCTATCTAACCTACGGCACTACTTCTACAATAACAGTGGGCAGTGGCGGAACTGGAGGTGGCGCTGGAAGCGGTGCTGGAGATGCTTTTGGAGATCCAGGTAGTAATGGAAATACTTCATCTATAGCCAGCATAGTTATAGCCTTAGGTGGAGGTGGTGGTGGCTCCTATGAGTTATCAAGCCCAACCAGCGGTGGTAGTGGCGGAGGTGCTGGATGGCGCACTGAATCTGGTGGTGCTGGCACTATAGGACAAGGTAATGATGGCGGTTCCAGCACAGCAGGTGGCGCCCCATATGTTGGTGCTGGTGGTGGTGGTGCTGGTGCCGCAGGTGCAGCCAATGGTGGTAGTAATGGTGGCGCTGGTGGTGTTGGAATTGCCAGTAGCATATCAGGTAGTTCAACATACTACGCAGGTGGTGGTGGTGCTGGAGGAAATGGTGCCTATACCGTAGGCGGTAATGGTGGTGGTGGTGACGGAATTGGTGACGGTGGTGCTGAAAATGGAACCGCAAACACTGGCGGTGGTGGCGGTGGTGGCGGACAAACTGCCACAAGTTGGGGAGGTAATGGTGGCAGCGGTGTTGTTGTTATTAGATACTCAGGCAGTCAGCAAGCAGACGGCGGCACAGTGACCACAAGTAGCGGATATACAATTCATACTTTCACTTCTAGCGGTTCATTCACTACATACTAAAAGGAAATTATATGGCAAACTACGCACGATTAAACTCAAACAACATTGTTGAACAAGTTGTTGTTATTTCCAATGATAACGAACCCACAGAAGCAGCGGGCATTGCTTTCTGTGAAGCATTGTTCAACGGTGGCAATTGGAAGAAAACATCTTACAACGCAACAATCCGTAAGAACTTTGCGTCTGTTGGATATCTATATGACCCAAGACGAGATGCATTCATTCCCCCTAAACCATTCCCTAGTTGGACCTTAAATGAAACTATCTGTCAGTGGACCGCACCCGTTGCATATCCCAATGATGGCAAAGTCTACGCTTGGGATGAGATCAGCAAGGAATGGTATGAAATTGCCAATCCCTTTGCCTAATGTTTGCTTGGGAAAAATGGGAAAAACCAATGGCCACACAAGTAGAACGCATAGGTATATTAGAAACCAAAGTTGATGACCTCAAAGAGGATGTCAAAAATCTCCATGATTGCCTAGATAGAACAAGAGATCAACTGAGCAAACAACTTGATGAAATGTATCACGCCAGTTGCACCCAACACAGTGAACTTGCCAAGAAACTTTCAGAGTTAGAAAAGTTCAAAGACAAATGGGTTTATGTTGTCATGGGTGGTGTAGCCGTATTAGGTTGGATCACTGGTCATGCTGAAACAATTACCAAATTCTTAAATTAAATTAGTCCAAACTGATAATTATCAGTGATGGACAAAACATTATTCAAACAAAAACTAGCGCCCATTGGCGTGTTAAAACGCAAGTGGGCAGGTGCCTCACCTGAAGAAGGTTGGGAAGAACTAGTATTCAAATTATATCCCAAACCACCAACTTGTCCAGACTGCCATACAGTAGATTATTCTGCCAAATGGGACGGCAAAGGTAATAGGGCAGGATGGTTCAAAAAATGCCATTTGTGCCGCAATAAAACAGTGGTTAAAACAATACTAGATAAATAATGTTGTGAGGGGGAGATATCTCCTTGAATCAATGTTGCCAAACTCAGTTCTAATCATTTCTTCCTCACACTTTTATTATTGATGTTCTCCTAACGCGGCAAACTGAGGGCTAACACTAAGTCAATAATTTAAGATGCTTCATAAATCTAGAGATGCAATGTCTCACTGAAAATGCCCAGACCCTATGCTGGGCTTTTTCTTGGCTAAAATACCGCTTTACAATTAGGTTTTTTTAACTTATACTAAATATGTTGTCGTAAGAATTTGCCTATTATGACAATTAGATTTATGAAAAAAAATATAGACCTTTTATCCAACGCTGAAGTATTGAGTCAATTTACTACTAACTGGTGTCGCCAGAACGGTATTAAACCTCGCGACCTAGGCTGCACTACACTAATGACTGAAGAAGGTAAACTAAGACCTTATCAAAATGCTCATCCCGTAATTGACGATGTGATTATTTTAATAAAGTTCCGTGATGCCTTTTGGTCTTATATGAATAAGCATCAAAAGAAATCGTGGGAAAGTTGGTGGAAGTGGGCATACACCTTAAAAAAACCCTCTAGGCAAAAACATCTAACGAAAATGGCATCTATGGCAATGGACATTGAAAATACAATATTATTTAAAAATATCCGCAAACAATCACAACGAGAAAAAATTAAATCATTAAGGCATATACACCCCTAAAACCCTGGGGTAACCAAAGGGAACATAATATGACGGCTAAAGAGTTCCCCGCTACAGACTGTTTCATTAGGGTCTGAATAATAGTGGCAAGCCCCACAGCAATACCAGCACACCGTAGGTATTGTCCAGTTAAACATAGTCAAGCATCTGGTTAAATGTGTAATGAATCCTCTCCCGTAAAAGGGCAAGTAATAAAAGATTTTATTATAGCAGTAGAGGCGGCATAGGACCAGTCAATATTTTTTTATTGGCGAATCCTATAGCCGTCCTCTTGGCTGCGTAATCAGATCTTTTATTAGTTGTTCTGGAATGATCATATATAGAAAATGAAATACGTAACGCAGTGAGTGTTTCATTTATATATTGATAAGGTCTTGTTAAAGACCTCATAATACATAACTTAAATGGAGAAATATGTTATACGAAATAGAAAAATTAAATTATATGATCTTTGATACCTCAGAGGTTGATTGGATGTATGTAGATGAAATGATGATACCTCAAAGACAATTGGCTAAAATAATAGATCACTTCCTCTTATCATTATTACCTGAACATAACTTACCTGGTAGTGATTGGTTCAAACTTCAAGGTATTGCTCATTGGATTAAAGAAGATAAACTTTTAACAGATCGTCAAAGACGTTATGCTATAGTTACTATGGCTATAAATTGGAATGAGTTAGACATTACTAAGATAATCTAATAAATCAAAAATAATCGTTTCAGTAGTAATTGGATAAATATAATTCTAGGAGATATATATGGCAACAATAAAGTTTGAAGACAAACTACGAATTACCAAAGCAGTAGTTGATACTGTAAATCGTTATTGGATCATCTGTGAAGGTGAATTATTCAATAACAAAGAGTTTTGGGATGAAACATTTCATTCATTGACCAATGAGGACTGGGAAGATATGATGAAAGTCATGGACTATGTTCATGCAACAGAACCTCACTTAATCTCATCAAGTGCAGAAAACATATTTGGTGAAGTAAAAAAGATATTGATGTATGAAGCACATTCAGGCAATCCACGTGCCTTAGATGCTCGCAAAAATAAAAAGACAGAATTTAAGGCTCTCATGTGGGTCAAAGACATATTCAATGAGATCAGTGGATATCAGCAACCTACATCATTCCCTAAAATTGAACCCCCAACACCATTTGAATCATTATTCAGTAGAGGAGATTAAAATGGCAAAAAAATACCCAGCACCACAACATTGGGGCCGCTACAGTTGGATGCGGTCAGTGTGCAATAATCCCAATCACCCAAACTATAACAACTACGGAGGCAAAGGCATTCAATGCCATTGGGGTCCTGGCAGTTATCATGAATTTGCTGAATGGCTTGATACTGCACTGGGTCCTCGTCCTAGCCCACAGCACTGCCTCAATAGAAAAGACAAAGACAAGGACTACTGCCCCAAGAACTTGGAATGGGCATTGCCACAACGCCGTAGTCGTTGCAACACAATTCAAAACAAGTTTGTCAAATACAAAAATCAAAGCAAGCCTTTGGCACAGTGGTCAGATGAACTGGACATACCCTATCATTCATTGCGTAGGCGTATTGCACAGGGCATGCCATTGAAAGACATTGTCAAGGAATTCAAGTGAGTTTATTTGATGGCCTACAAGATCCTTTAGCCAGACTTGAGGAGTTAGAACTTATGGTGCATTGCCAAGGAATGACATTAGAAGAAGTCAGTGAGCAATTCAAATCGCAGGCACATATGCTGGAACAACTCAGTGGTGCATTGGTTGAACTGGCACAGGCACTAAACAGCCAACACAGGATCCTCATGGATCAAGCACGACATATTAGAAGGTTAGAAAATGAAAACAACAAATAAATTAAAATCAGCATTGCTGGACAATGATACTACCACCAAAGCCTATCAAGTTAAAATTGATTTGGGTAACGGTCGTTGGGCTGAACTAAACTTCAGTGAAAAGGTCTGGGCACAAGCAGAATACAATCGCATCAAAGTGTCAAGTATCTACTGCGACAATTGGGTCAAAACAATTACTCTAGAGGAGATTGAACAATGAAAAACAAAGTAAATCAACGCCGTCAGCATTGGAATTATCCAAGTCCATTATTATTGGCACTATTGGCAAGACTACAGCCCAAAGAGATTAAAAGAAATCCATTAAATGCAGTTGAGCCCATTACCCGTAGAGATTGATTGGTTTTGGATTTCTGAATCCTCTATCATTAAACGCGGTATCCGCCACAAAGACATCCAAGACACGCACGTCCGTTATGACGCAGTAAGGTTAGGTTATTGGGTAAAAGTTCCCAGCATAACTGCCACTGTGTTGGCTCTAAAAGGCTGTAAATTTAAGCAAAAAATGGGACAAACAAATTGGTAAAACTAGTTCTTGGCATTGTTCCTGAACTAATGTATAATAAAGATAAGCATATGACATCAAATATAAAAGAAATTAAAAGCCGTGATGGATTCACCTATTGGATTGAAGCAGGTGACACATTATATGAACAGAGATTTATAGTGGGTAGTTGGCAAAAGCGTAATCTAGACTATGCCTCTACACTCATTGACAATTGGACACGCTGTCTAGATGTTGGCAGCAATATGGCCTGTTCAGCCGTGTTATACAGCCAAGTATTTCAAAATGTAGAATGTTTTGAACCCACTCCACTGAACATTGATTTATGGAAACGCACCATTGGTGCCAACAACATCGCCAACTGCGTTTTACACGAAGTAGGTGTTGGAGAAAAGAATTATACCACTGAAATTATTTGCCACGAACGCAACAATGGACATAATCATCTTACACACTATGATAAAAATCCTCGTGCTGATCCAGAACGAAGCAGCCGCAGTCGTGTCCAAGTTGATGTCAAAACCATAGACTCATACAATTTTCAGGATGTTGGATTTATCAAGTTTGATATTGAGGGCTATGAGAAGTTTGCCCTAGAAGGTGCTGTTGATACTATTACCCGTTGTCGCCCAACACTACAATTAGAAATCCGTGCTAACCAATGTCGCAAGTTTGGTTATTGGGCAGAGGATATGATAGAGTGGATTCGTGATCTAGGATATACAGTAATGAGTAAAAATACTGGCGAGATGGATGGCACATTCAAATCTCATCGCAATGATCTATACTATAATGGAGAAGTGCTACGTAGAGAGATGGATATATTTTTTCAACCCAACGAGCGTATGAGACACTCCCAATTTAAACAACTATTTGAGCAAGCATAGCATTACGCTATTCTCGTTAAGCACTTTGGGGAGTAGTGTGCTCAAAACTCCCCACTTTATTTTGGTAAAATTAGTAGTTGCATATATTCAAAATATATGTTATAATATACTATGACAAGCAATAATGCGTGTCAAAATATGCTATTCAATTTTGGATAGCACTTATTGTTTTTTAATTTTAACGAGAAAAAAATGAATACATTAGTGACAGTATATATGGACAATAGTTTGGATGTTGTTTTTGACAAATACAAAACGGATAAAACAATTCCCCAAATTATTGAGGAAGTGGAAACAAAAACTCAAAATTGGGTTTATATTACATTAAATGATTTAAGTTCAAAATCAGTAAAATATATTGGATTTGAACGCAAACAGTGGTTTAAGTAAAATAATAAATGGGGACTAATAATCCCCATTTTTTTTTTGGCACTCGCAACCATCTATAAAATAAATTGGTAAAACTACTTCTTGACAAAGTTTCAGAACCAGCGTATAATAAACACATAGACAGCGATATTGCAGAGTCTATAACACACAGAAAGAGTAAAATGGATATTTACACCTACTTTACAGCAGAGCAGATGCAGACTCTAATTGGTAAAGCCCGCAAAGGCACACCAACATTGTTCAAGCATTTACAAGAAAATTACACAAATGATTATCAAGAATTGATTTATGCCTTCGCTGATTGTATGCCAGAATTGGTAGCAGAAGATCGTCGCTATAAAAGCGGACCCCGTAAAGGACAACGCAAGTTGATGTTCCGTAATTTAGATGTAGGTGTTGATCGTATTGTAGCCCAAGAACTTACCAACACTAATGGTTGGAAAGAGTTCTATGAAGTTAATCAGTATTGCAAAAAGTCAATGACTGAAGTAGTGCTTACACCTCCTGAGAACAGCATTGCTTATTCCAAGCATTGGATTCGTGCATTTCTAACTCGTCCAGATTTTTCTACAGTTAAAGAACATTATCGTGCAATGACCGTGCCGCATATTGCCTGCACTCAACAACTAGTAGATCAATGGATTGCTGACAACAACGCAGACATTGAAGAGATTATGACTTGGACAGGTGCCAAGTATAATCAATGGCATTTTGCCAATATGAAAGAGGCCGCAGAATGTTCCTAACCCTAGAACAAGCCAACGAGTTCACAGCAGATGAATGTGAGGCTCACATTAAGAAGTTGGCACGCAAGTATAATCTCAATAAACCACTAACAGAATGTTGGGAAGAAGTCTGGCCTATTCTGGATGAGATTACAAATACACTGCTCTATTTAGAAGACCGCATCAAGTATCTGGGGCAATTAGAAAATGTTGCCAATGCAAATACTGCACGTTGGGCTAATAAATGAACAAATACACTTATGAAGTAACGATAATTCGTCAATTAGCAGGTCATTATTTTAATGATGAAATGGATGACTATGAAGAAAAAATCAATTCTCTTGATAAAGAATTTGAAGAAGATCCAGATGGAGAATATGTAATTGGAGATCGCGATACTATTGAACAAATGGTTGAACGATACATTTCTGCACAAATGGATACTAGATGAAATACCTACTAATACTGCTATCTAGCCTAGCCCTTGGTGGATGTGCCAGTAAATGCACACACGCTTGTCTATTTGGATTTGGTCCAGGCAGTGATGCATTTGAAACAGTGGCCAATCACTATGATACCACAGATGCTTGTCAATACAAAGGCAAGCCCGTTAATTATACACTGCCCTACTACTGCGGCTACAAATCAACCAAGTATCGCATCACAGACCGCAATGGTCATACACTTGGTTACATAAAATAAAACTCCCATTAAGAGGAGGTTTAAGCCCCTTTAATACGGGGCTTTTTTTACGGCTGGTAAATACTGGTATGGAAGACAACACACCAGATAATCCCACCACTAAAGGTAAGACAGGACCAAAGCCCAAACAACTGACTGAAAAGACAGTGTTGGGACTACCAGTGGGCAGAGATAAGAAGATAGTTCCACCTGAAGA